CCCAGTGGTGCGGTCTGGTTACTTCGTCCAATGTTGCATCCCAAGTATGGGTAAGCTGCGTTTTAACCAATTCCATGTGTCTCTTGTAATTGTGAATGATGTTTGCCTCATTCATTGCTATTCTCGTTGCCCTATCCTGCGATAGTGCGTCAATAACCTTTTTTGGAACATCCGACTTCTTCATCGGAATGCCGAATAGGACTGCCTGTGTAAACTCTGGTTTGCCAGACACTTCTCTGACTGCGTTTTCTGTGCTATCCTGTACTTGATTGGCAAACCGTCTTGATTTATTCTGCATCCACTCATCGTTTTTTGAATCGGAATACACCATATATATGTCCGTGAGTTCGTCACGATATTTCTCTGAACTGGCAGAGATGAGGAAAGCACCCTCTATCAAATCTGCCAACTGTCGAATGAAGAAATCGCCAAGTTTCCTATCAAGGCTTTTTGCGGTTCGCTTTCTCGCCATTTTATCGGATTTTAAAATGTTCATTTCATCAATCCAACTGTCTATCGTGTAACTCATAGGCTTAATCCTCTACCTGTGCTACCTTAGACGGCTGCAATGATTCATCCGACTTGTCCTTTTCCTTGTTGTTGGCTCCGCCGTTGCCATCTTCGTCCTTATAGGCGTTTGCGTCATTCCCTTGCCCCGGTTGCTGAACAACCTTTGTTTCCTCATTCGCCGTAAGTTTCTTCTGCATAGCCTTGATGGTTTTTGCGGAATCAACCCATGCTTGCTGACTGTCTGTGAATAATCCGACTGTGTTAAATGCGGTAAGTCCGTCGACTCCGGCATTAAGCAATGATACAAGGGCGTTTGTCTTTGATACAAGGTCATAGGTCTTTGTCCTGCAAAACCGGATTTCAATGTCTGCAATCTCTATATCTTCCAAACCACCAAAATCGCGGCTATCGTTCTTCATAATGGTTGTTTCAATATCAAGGAGTTGCATTTCAGGATCAACAAATAACTGTTCTACCGTCTTTGCGTATATTTCAAGGCACTGCCAGCCATTGGATAACTGCATGGCTCCGGTTGTAGAGCCGCCGCTTGCCTCCTGCCATGACGGGGTAGATGTCTGCTGCTGCAACTGCTCCTGCAGGTAATCCACAAGTGTCTGTATCTCCGTCTGGTTAAGTGTCTGCGTAAGGTATGAGATTTTCGCCTCTCTACCCTCGCTGCTCTGTGTCATAATGACACCATCGCCATCAACCAATTTCTGTTTTTCGTCAGAATCCAATTCGCAGTTGTGCAGCCATAATAAACTCTGGACATGTTGCAAGATGTCATTGATCCGGTCGGAGTTTACAAGGTTGATTGCATCCATGAGCGGTATCACCCTCTCAAAGATTCCCATGCGGTCATTCATCGCAAACTCTACAATCGGTATCATGTTAAGGACATTTGGTGTGACTTTCGGATTCTGCGTGTAATCGTCCGGCTGTACGCCGCGTTCAATCTCAAAAATATAGTCCTCAGAGTATGCCGTAATGCTCACGGTTCCATCATCATGGATGAAATATGTAACCGCTACTTTCGGTTCTCTGTATGCGTCGTTGGAATATATCACAAAGGTTGTAAGCGGATTTAGCACCATAAGCTCAAATGGAGAAAACGCTTTCCGCTTGCGGTTAGGTAATACCATCTGATAACCGACACCACAGATAAAGAGGTTCCTCGCAAGCTGGATGTCCTTGGTGCTTTTTTTCTGTTCCTGGTTCATCTTGTTAAGGACAGCGATTTTCATATCGTCCTTATCGCCGTCTTCCTCTTTGTCCTTAACCTTTTGGTCTTTGTCGAGTTCGACCTTCGCCCTTTGCACAAAAGTGATTGGATTTGAGAAGCAGTAGCCAACATGGGTATCAACAATCTTTGCTGCATTGTTTTCAACGACCGTAGCATTGATTTCCGGGCGGATCAGTTTTTCACGGTTTAAGATGGGCTGTATGCCTCTCTCATAGTCAAACAAGAACATTTCCTGTCTGACATTGTGCTGATGGTCTGCAAAGCCCTTAGACACAACCTTTACGATATTCTCTTTTGTGATGACCTTTTCGTCGGTCATAATCATAATCCTGCCAGTTGTAGGTCTGTTACTTGCATACATCCTTGCTCACCGCCCTTTATGAAACCGGGAAATAAAAAGGCCGCTACTGATATTTCACAGTTAGCGGCTCAAAGGCTCTTTTCCCAATTCAATTTCGATTTCAGTTTTACACCCTTTGCAGAACGCAAGTATCGTCCCTACAGAATCTTCGGTGCATTTGAACAGTAATTTTTTTCTGTCGAGTTTGGCACATATCGGGCAGTATACATTTACGGTTTTTACATTCTCCATAAATGCTCCCTTTACGAATTTTAAAATGAGTTGCGGATGTTGGATTCGAACCAACGACCTCTTGGTTATGAGCCAAGCGAGCTTCCAGACTGCTCTAATCCGCTATATAGCCGGGAATAAAATCCCGGCTTTGTGGTGGGATTTGCAATGCTTGAAAACAGAGCAAAAGCCGACAGAGGGATTTGAACCCACATCCTACCGAATACAAATCGGTCGCACCGCCGTTGTGCTATATCGGCATGATTCCTTGCCGTCTATCCCATAGCGGCAAGGAACACAAGGAGAAATGATATGACTCAAAACAACCTATAAACCAACTTTAATTTTACAAGATAACTATTCATATTTCTATTAAAACAATGTGCATAATATAAGTGACAGTTATATTTTACTTTACCTAGATTTAACTGTATTGTGCTCCATTTATTTCCATTGCACTTTATTTAGAATCTAACGCATTTTTCAATCAAAATATATTTTGTCTCCTTGGTTTACAAAGTGATATACTTAAAGATTATTCTTCTCCTTCTCTCAGCTCATGGTCCATGCAGTAATCATCGAAAGCAGTTTCACACCCGTAGCTGTCGGATTCCATGTTATCGCATCCCCATTCACCATTCTCCATCATTCTGTGAAATTCACAGTTTCCGCAGTTCGCCATTTTATTTCCTCTCCTTTAACCCACACCAATCCGGCTTTTCTATATTCTTTCCGTTTTTTGCTCTCATAACCTTTGTGTACTTGTGATTATTTTGATAATCCACGTTGCAGACATAGCCGTATGTTCCTGTCTCATTCATCTCCCCATCAATCTTGCTGGCATATCCCATACTAGCAATAAGACTATATTCGCAATGTCCAAACGGACACTTATTGCAATGTTTCGGTATCTCCATTGGAACCAGATACATTAGATGATCCTCCTACTCTACCTGATTAACAAAACATATGCTATTCACAATATTATCCAAAGTTTGTCTGTAATCTTCTATTATGTCCGAATATGTTTCTATTACAACATCTACAACCTTTTGCACTTCATCATCTGTCAGAACCGTTTCTGTGCAATTGCCTCCGGCATAAATCATAAGTTTTGCCTTTCTGTTTTCGTTCCCTGATTTATATTCTGTTAATGAATCGGAAAGTGTTTTCATATTGTTGCTTATCGTGTCTATGCGGTTTATCAGATATTTGCACTTATCGTATTTTTCTTTTTCCATGCGCTACCTCCCAAGCCTATAAATGTTCTCGTCGTTCACAATGGTAAACGCCGGTCCGTTCTTTATGAGGTGGCTATCTGGCGTGACCGTTCCGCACTCAAAATCCTTGAACACCTGTTTCTTCCATGAATACCCTCTAATTTTTCCGTCAATCGGAATGTAAATCGTATTGTTTGACAGGCAGAGGTTTCCTAAACCGCAAACATATTTAATCTGGTCTGTCTCATATTCTACCTTGCTGCCGATAATAAAGGTTCTGAATATCCCGGATCCGTTTTCCAGTACCACAAGCCAGTTGCCGCTCACATTATCTCTGTGGATTCCATAGTCGATAACCTTGTCGGTGTATGGAATCTCAATATTCCTGCCGTCGCAATTCACAATCAGTTTCCCATCATACCGGTTTACCAGGCAGTAATGCTCTCCATCCGCCGCAAAGTATGTATCGTTGCTGCATTTTGCAATCGCATTCACACCATTTCCATTTTTCGTTATGGTCATCTTAGTAAATGTATTCGCCGGAGTGATGTAGTAAACATCGTCACCGTCCACATAAATAGGACTTTTGTGTTTCTTTGCAATCTGGTATATACGATCAGTCGTGAAACTGAAATTGTCTGTTTCTGCAAGTACGAGCAACCCAGCCCAAATATTGAGGAAGTGGTAATACATTCCCGGAAGAAACGCCAATTTATCCTGACTTTGTACGTTCACAATTTCATTGTCCATGTTGAGGTAACAATGCTCATTCAAAACAATCTTGACATCATCGCAATTCAGCATCGCAACAATCGTAAGCCCACCCATTACGCCCTGAGACACCGGCTTTGTAATCACGGATGCGCTACCGTCGCACAGCGGACACTTGTTGAATTTTCCGTAATAATATTCTTTGTCCTTATCGCAGTATTTCAGATTTGCAAGCATGTCATCCAGTTCGTTTCCGAGCGACCGGCTGCGATTCTCAAATACTGCTTTAAGAGAGGATACAAGGTTAGGGCTGAGGTTGTTCCATGATTTTATTGTCCGTGGAATCTTTACCTTTGGATTGTCAATCACGGATATTCCTTTCTTCATACGGTCCAGTATATCCATATCCGGTTCCATTGTGCCGCCGTGCGGATGTATTCTCGTAAGGGTTTTCCAGATCAGAATGCTCATTGCGTACATATCGGTACTCTCCGAGAAATCATTTCCGTTCATCATAGGATCCCTATATAGGTCCATGACAACCTCACACTTTACGTCCTCAATGCTCCAGCTATCACAGTCTATGAAATAAACATTTCCGGCAATATCAAAGAGAATGTTCTGATCGTTCAAATCGCCAATGTAGATATTGTGCTTATGCAGCTCCCGGACCGTCTGCTGAATCTTCACAAGAATTTTCAGGATAAAGTCTGTTCCGATTCCGTTTGATTTCAGAAACTTGCGGTTCGTCAGAACTCTTATTTCCTCTCCTATGACCTTTGGCATGAGGAAGCCTATAAACTTACCGTTAGAGTTGTAAACCGCCTCTGTCGGTGCGACAACTTCTTTTGGAAGCATTCTCCATGCAGACGATGTAATCTTTCTCTCCTTTGTGGCAAGATCAACCGAGTTCTTGTATACTTTGAGGATATTGCCGTTGTATTCATAGATAATTCCCTCTCCGCCCTCTGCGATAGAGGATAATCTTCTCAGTTCATCATTGCGAATTTTCATCATTCCTCCTAAAAAACAATCGTTGTGTCATCTTTAAAAATAGACTGATGTTTGTTGATAAAGCGCTTTACCCTGACTTCTTTTTCGCTACGGATTGCATCTATGAATCCAGCGTAAATATCAGGATCAGATTTTGCAAACCGGATTCCGTCTGATGCAATTCCAATATTTTTATACTCAGATTTTGGAAATGTCCGAATTTGGAACTCCACGCCGTCCTTGTAATGTGTGAGCGAGCCCTTGCCAACATAGTTGTATGCATAATACTTCGGGTATTCCCCATCAGATAACTCCTCAATGATAAATTCCCCGTCGAGAAGCTCTTCAATGATGAACCCGTCTCCACAGTATGGAACAATAAATTCATCATCTGTCTCTATTACCATAAGAATTGTAAAGCAGAGGAAATCCCTTACTGTTTCCGGTGTCTGCCCGAACATTTCAACCATTTTCTGAAACTCTGCATCAAGAGCCTTTGTGCCTCCATAGGTCTCATTTCCATATGTCATGAGGTGGCAGAATGTTTTTGCTCCAACTTCTGAATGTTTCCCCTCTGAGCAGCCGTCGCATACAATCTTAACTCCATTCATCTCTATACCGTAGTCCTGACAGTTCAATCCATAGTCAATGTGTTGCTGCCCTATTTTATTTATTACCATCATGTCCTCCTAACAAAAAAGGCGGCAACCATTGTGTGGATTGCCGCCCTCTTGCGTTCTTATACATCAAAGAAATCATCCTGTTTCGATACGGCACTCTTTGAGTTCTCAATAACTGACTTGGAAAGACAGTTAAATGCTTTCCGAAGTTCAGATGCGGAGCTGGTTACATCAAGGATATTCCTGAATCCTAAATCTTTTGCGGTCTGTGTAGCCTGCCCGCCGAAACTGATAAAGGCTGTTACGATTTCCTCTCCGTTAAGATACTCCACCGCTCTCTTGGCCTTGCTGAAATCGTTCTGTGAGGTATTGTCGAGACCGTCACTAAAGATAGCAAATACAGCCTTAACCCTCATACCCTCATTTTTTAGGAAATCCCGGTACTCTTCCAGTTTGCCAGTTCCGTCAACGATAGTATCGTACATCGCTGTGCAGCCGTTTGTCTTGTATGCTGTGTCAAATTCCGTGATCCGCTTATATCCGCCGATTGTTGTGCTGTCGGAGAAATCTGCTCTTGCAACCAAGATTTCATCCGCCTCCTTGGAATCCGTCAGGGCGCTCTTGAAATCTGCCAGCGCCTTAATCATGTCCTGTTCAAAACCTCTCATGGATCCCGACTTGTCAATACCAACGAATATAAGATTGATGTTTTCGCTGTCGATTTCATCAATGGAAGTGTTAGCAACCTCCACTTCATCTAATCCATCAATAACCTGTTCACTCATTCAGACTTTCCTCCCTAAATCAATATATTATCCGTGCTTTTTACGATGTTTACATGGTACGTTTTCTTGAAGTCCTCAAATGTCTTTTCAGTCACATCTTCAAAGCCCGGGATAGGAGACATACAATCTTCCAGAATATAAATCTTCTTTGTGATTTCCGGGCGTGATGCGTGATACTCCAAAATCTGCTTGATGGATTCAAGAACGCAATGGCTCTTAGCCTCTCCAGCAATCACAATCTTATCATAATCCTCCAGCTTATTCAGGAAGTCGATGTTTATGTAATTGTTGATGTCATACTCCGGCTTGATGATGCCGTACATCTCACTCAGAGGATCGGTTCCCTTAACCAAACGCTGTGCCACAGACTTTTTCGCTACAGAATGGAAATACACCATATTTGCGAACTGGTTTTCCAGTGCTGCCCCGGATGTTCCCTGCAGGCAGTGATAAGACCAGATGCATAGAGTTTTCTTTCCGTCTTTCTCCAGATGTTCCACATAGTCACGGCTTTTCTGTGGTGCGATTACTGCACGGTACTTTCCAGAGTCTAAATCAGCAAGTGTGATCGCCGTATACGGCGCCGGATTGTTTCCGTTCTCGTCTATCCACCAACACGGGTGGAAAATCTGCTGAGGGATATGTGTGTCGATAGAAACTGCGATTTTTGAAATCCGGTCCATGTTGTTGTAGATAAACTGTGTCATCCTCTCTACATCACCATGTGCGCCAGGCACTCCCAACGCTCCGTTGTCCATGAAGTCCTGCTGCACATCTATCGCAAGGAACAACACTTTTTCTTTGTTCTGTGCTGATGGTGTGAGCTGTTCTTCGTTCGCTTTGTTCAAAATCTCATTAAGAGAAATAGGATTGTTCTGTGAACCGATACTTCCTACGTTCACGATCTCGTTGTAAGGTGTTTTCATATGGTTTCTCCTTTTTATTTTTTGACCGGAGCATAATACTCCGGTCTTTTTTACTTCTCGATTGTAATGCAGTCGTATCTCTCGGAGTTAATCACGTTCTCCATAGCCTCAACCGGATTGTATCCGAGGTTTTCAATGATCTGCTTGAATACCGTTACGGACTGTCCGCTTGCCAACTGCACACCTTTACGGTCACTGTCCGCATGGAATACATCGTGTCGGCTATTCACGTTCCAGAAGATAATGTTCGGGATCACATAGCCGTGCTTCTCAAACTTTGCTGCCGTCTTCTCGTAAAAGCTCCACTGTTTATTTCCGCAGCGGTCAATCTCCATGTCAGAGATAACAACGATTGCCTTTGGCATTTCATCCTGTGTAATGTGGTTATCCTCTGCGATTTCCAGAACCTTGTCAAATG